TTATATAATAAAAGCCTGTCAACAAATTATTTTGTCAACAGGCTAAATACATATTATTAGTCTAAATCAGCACCATTTTTATTCTAATCTCTATCTTTCTATAAACCGCTATATATCGCTATTTATCGCTATATAACTCTATATATTTTTTATTGATTTTATAGTGTTTTTATAACTTATTCGTCCATTTGTCGTCCACTAAATAAAAATGTTGAGTAAAAAATACACAACATTTTTGTATTATTTATATCAAATATGTATTGCATATAATACAAATTTGTATTATAATATAAGTGTAGAAAGGAGGATAGAGATGTTTGGAATTTATAATTTAAAAGATTTCTTGGAAACCCTAGCATACGTTGTAGCGATCGTTCTAGGAATCAAAGAAATCTTAAAAGACAGGAAAGGGAATTAAAAAATCCCTCTTCCGTTTATATTATATTCCACATCAAAATATTATGCAAGGCGGATTAATAGCGGTATTGGTAATTTTATTTATATGTATAAAAAATAGAAAGGAAAGATAGAAATGGAAGATTTAAAACAATTCATTTTAGAAAAATCACAATATTTTAATATGAAAGTAATTTGTGAAAAAGCTGGTGTTAACTATTCAACCTTTAGAGGTTGGAAAAATAATGGAAATGCTCTATCAGAAGAAAAATTAAGATTATTAAAAAATACAATGATCAATGTTTGCAAAGAAGAAGAAAATATGAATGCTACAAGTCAAGAAATCAAACAATTTTTAATTGATAATGGGATTAAAGAATATTCTAGAAAGATTCAAGAATACCCTTATAAAGATGGGACATTTACTGTAATTGATTTTTTAGATAAAGACAATAATGGTGTTGCTATTATTGCTGAAAACTTAACACAAGACATTGAAACAGAGGTTTATGAAAGATTTAATAAATTATATAATAATGCATATGAAATGGATTTAATTGATGATTAATAGAGGTGAAAAATATGAAAGAAATTAATTTAAACCACGACTTATATATCAATGTTGAAAATTTAGAATTTGGTACAAATGATATGAAAGTAAAAATTGGTAGAAGTTATTACTTTATAAGAATAGAAAAAAATATAATCAATTCTTATATCGATGTTAAAATATTAGGTGGCGAATTTAAGAAACGTTTAGGTGGTGCTTTTATCAAAAACAACGCTTTTATATCAAAAGAATTTATTTTAAACATCAAAGAAATAGACGATGCACAAAGAATTGTGAAAAAATATAATCGTTTGTTGGATATAAATCATTTTTGTAGATAGGAGAAAAAAATATGAACGGAATATTAGAATTTATAAAAGAGGTGTGCGAAGATCTATGTATTTCTATACCTGATAGCATTGTTACAGATGATAAAAAATTCAATCAAGGTACTCAACTAGCTACATTGGCTTATGAAAATGAAAAATCAATTCTGTATTTAAGAACAAAATATGAATACGGTGATGTTGATATGGCATTTGCTATCGCGCATGAATTAAGACATAAATATCAAATCGATACACATGTCTTTGATTTTGATAATTATAAAACTAGCGATAAGCTTTCTATAAGAGAGTATAATCTTCAAAGCGAAGAAGTAGATGCCAATGCTTACGCATATATCGTTTTGCTAGATTTTTTCAAATTAAAAGTTGATTTCAAATTACTTTTAAAAGATGATACTGTTGCTGATGTAATTATGAAACGTGTTGATGTTATCATTGAAAACGAATACGAATATGAATAAATAAAAAGCCTACTCTTGATTGAGTAGGCTTTTTTTAATGTAAATATTCAATTGTTTCTTGACGTCGAATTATTTAACTAAAGTATGGATTAGCTATAATACAATTAAATTTTTACACTTTAATTATACTATTTAATTATTCGCTGTAAACTCCCCATTGCTCATTCATTTCTTCAATCTGATATTGATATTTCAAATTTTCTTGTTTTAATTTCTCAATTTGATTGTCTTTTTCTATGATTTGAGAATGATATTGAGTGTTTTTATATTGTAAACAAATATTCAATAAAAGTAATATAATGATAATAATCTTTAATCTTTTCATTCTAAACACCCATTAATTTCAAAATAGTGTTTCTTCCTGCGATTCCATCGACTTTTAATCCTCTGTCTGATTGGAATTGTTTTACTGCAGCTTCTAAGCCACTTCCAAATTTACCTGGACATTCAACACCATCAGGATCATATCCACGACACATTAGAGCAATTTCAACCGCAGTAACTAAATATTGAGTTTCTTTACGTTTTACATAGTGTTTATCTAAAGCCGATTTACTGTTTTTACCAAAAGCACCATCAACCTTTAATTTAGCTCCATAATCTAAATTAATAGCATGTTGGAAGCATCTAGCAATATTTGCTTGAGTCTTAGGACCATATGCACCATCAGTTGCAATTGAATGACCTGTAAAGTTGATTGAATGTTGTTGACCTCTTGCAATCAAACTGTCTAAGTTATCATTTTTAGCAGCAGCTGGAACTACAGTGCCTGTGCCTAGTGCTCCAGTTGTAGAGTTAACAATGTTATTCTTGAATGTTTGCCATACGTTATCATTTAGTAAACCATTACAGTTTGGGCATAATTTACCATTGACATCGTAATGACGTACAACGTGATCAATATCAATATTGTATTTTTTCATCAATGCACGTGCTAACGCATAAGTATTAGCAAGTGTTTCATCGCAAATATGAACAGTACCATCTTTATGGTTATCACACATTTCGATAGAGATTGAGTTAGCATTTTTAATTGTGCCATAATATGGATGGTGAGCTGATTGACATTTACCACCAACGCTATAAGCAGCATAATTATCTGGAACACTTTGAGTTACTGAATCATCATCTACAAAATAATGAGCAGATGCTTTAACAACTTCCCTAGCAAAGTATTTTCCGTTAGATTCATCACTATCACCATCGTTAGAAGTATAGTGAATGACCAACCATTTAATATCATTAGTATTACGTTGACTACCATAATTTTCTTTACGTGCTAAATTTTGTTTCATAACATATCCCATATGTTAATACCTCCTTTTCATAATAAAAAGAGAGCTATTCACTCTCTTTCTCTAATTCCTCTTTGATTTCATCAATTCTTTTCCATATTGCTTTAGTTTCACGCTCTTGAAGCGCCATACGTTCAACTACGTTATTGTGCTTTTCAACTTTTTTTGTCAGCTCATCAATACGATAATTCATTAATGTATTAGCTTTATTGTTTGAAAACATTGTAGTGATTACACTAGGCACAGCTACACATAGACCAGAAATCAAAGCAACTGTAACTGCTTCTGTCATATGATTTCACTCCTAACTTTCATCTACAATTTCTTCCAACTCTGGAAGTCCTGCAACGCTTGTTAGAATTGAAACAACACCAGATAGACAACTTGCACTAATGATCATTGCCCAGTTGACTTCATTCATCACTGTAGCCGTTCCAATTAACGCAACTGCTGTTTGAGCTACTGTTTTGATTGCTCTAATACCTGCAGCTTTCAACCATTGATTAAAATCATATTTTTTAACTTTCAATTCAATCACCCTTTCTAGATAGTTTTAAGCCGTGTCCAGGGCATCAAAAAAAGGACTTTCGTCCTTTAATTATTTGCTTTTTATATATTTCAATATTGCATATCCTGTAGCATCAGCAAAACCATTTGATTGTCCAACTTGCAATATTAAATTTGTTTTAGTTATTTGAATAGAAATACCATCATGATCTTCATCTTGATGTGCTCGCGGTATCATGTGGTTTGTTCCATCACTCGTTTTCATAAATAAATCACAACTCAATACTCTGTATAAATCTGATATATTATGTTTTACATATTTATCCTTGCTATCAAACCCATTTACGAGTATTACTTTGCAATATATTTTTTTACCATCAATCCATTGCATCCCTGTTTCCTGTTCTTTTAAAGAAAACTTAAGATTTAATAATGTATTTCCATTTGCATTAACAAATTGAGACATAAGTTCCTATTTGCTAGCAATCAGTATCCAATCACTCTATAGATAGTTCCTTCTACACCCGTTAAATAAGTACTACCAACAACTTTAGTACATCCTGTTACAGAACAATTTTTACCATTAAAATTTAATTTCATTTCATAAATAGTTACCGTCTTGCCATCAGTATGTACATCTGATAAATGACATCCTTTACCAACTTTTAATGATACTTTTGTGCTTTTAGGATCTATCCATCCATGACAGCGATAATATATTTCTAAATACTCATAATTATCAATATTGTCGCTCAGTGTAAAATTGTTTGAGGTTGAACCATCAAACAAAATCGTCCCTAATGATACTTTGGTACCATCATTTTTAACTAACTTAGACATAGTTAAATGAATAACTGTCTATTCTGACTATTTTACAACCATATACTTTATTGAAACTGTTAATGTTTGGTTGACTCCTCCAAATGCGTAAATATCATTTCCAACGTTCATGTACTTAGTAATTGATACATAATATTTTTTATTAATAATATATGGTGTTACTATATAGCCATCACATTTGCAACTTAAAATAATTACATCATCACTACTTAGTTCAGTTTTTATAGTCGAACCAGTCCCAGTAGGACCCGTTAATATGATTTCCTTTATTTCCAATAACGTTTCGTTTTTAACGTTTGTAAATTTAGTCATAAATAAAATCTCCTTTTAAAGAGATACAGCTATTCAACTGCACCTCCTTTTTTAGAGATAATAGGTAAAAGGATACTGTTTTTAATATTGCTAGTAAACAGTACCCCCCCCCACGAATTTTTTAATTTTTGACATTTGTATGATCCTCTCTTTCTTTAATTCTTTTAATAAAAATCAAATAAGAAAAGATACTAGTGCCTTTATTTTTTTGTGTAACGAATAATTGCTTTAAATTTATAATTTGCCCAACTATAATTATTAGCAAAGCGAATGTTATCTACGTTCATAATAAAATACGTACAATAGAATGTTCCGCTATTACCTCCAGAATAGTAAGTAACAGGAAATCTATAGAAATCAGTACCATTTGAACATGTGACTTCATAATCAATAAACTCGTTTAAATTACTGATTGAATGATTGATTGTGCTTACTCCAACACTCAGTCCAGTCCACGTAATGATTTTTTCATAGATCTTTTTACCATCAATCCAATATTTTCCTGTCCAATGTTCATCTGTAGACATTTGTAAATTAAGCAATTCATTTCCATCTTTATCAATAAGTTTTGGCATGTTGACATTCAGATTAAAACTAATCTAAATGCTTGTCACCACCAATCTTTTTGAAATATTCGAAAAGGCATTTGATAGTACCTTCTCTAATTTCTGTAAGCGTTGTGTGTGTGTGTGTGTGTGTACAACGCACTCACGTGTTTCAAAATCTTTCATATTTTTCTCCTTTTAAAAAAGAGCAGAAATCAATCTACTCTCTGTAATATACTGCATCCTTTAAATCAGTTTCTAATTCACTGACTGTCTTTTCAAGCTGTCCAACTTGCTTTTGCAATGATGTTAATTGTGACTTCAAAACAAACGTATCTTTTAACTTTGTCATAAAAGTTTTTAAAATATCACTTGTTAGAAACTTAGTGCTATTAGCTGAAACAGTTGTTGAAGATGCATGTTCACTTACGTTTGAAAACAAAACTCTTTTAAAGAAATCTTTCATATATAAGACCTCCTAGTATTATGCTCCAAATACTTCAGTCCACATTGTATTTAATTCAGTATCAGTCATTACTGCTAATTTAGCATTGATAGCTGAAGTTACTTGTGCTGCAGTTTGATATCCTGAATCATTTGTCAATGATGATACTTTTGTTGGAATATCAGTCTTTTTAGCATAAGAGCTTAGATCCATTTCTCTTGAACCTAATTTTTCAAATTTAGAATTGATATAGATGTATTCATCATAGATATTATTACCAGAATCACTATTAGCAACTAAATAGATAATACCTTTTTTACCAGTTGAAGGTAATGATTCGACAACTGAATAATCAATTTGAGTTACCCCTGAAACTGCTGAAGCAATTTCTTTTGTTACATCAGCTGATTTAGCATAAGCTGTTAGATCAACATTTACCGCTTTAGATGAATCAATGGTTAAAGCTGTACCATTTACTTTTACGCTTTCAATTTTGTTTGCTTGAGCACCAGTAGCAACACCGTTTAATTTTGTTTTATCAGCTGCACTCATTAAACCATGTGTAGATGTTGTTGCATCTGCATAAGTAGTGTTTTCAGGTACTACCCATGAACCGTCACCTCTTAAGAATGATGCTTGTTTTCCTGCAGCTGGAGCAGGAACTAAACCGGCCTTACCTGCAGCACTTGCAGTAGCAGCTGTCATGTTAGAATAAGTTGTATCTTGTGCTGGGATACCTAATGCAGTAATGTCAGCTTTGGCAACAGCAGTAGTAGCACTAACGTGACCTGCAGCATCTACAGTTACTTTATATAAACCTGATTTTTGAGCTGTATATGATGGATGCACATATTTATTAGCACCTTCAGCAATACCACTCAATTTAGTTTTTTCTGCTGTTGTATAATCATTTGTAGATAAACCTTTTCCAGATTCTTGCGCTACAAATTTTCCTTCACCCCATGCTTTAATTTTTCCTAGGGCTGTTTTTAGAATTGAATCAGTTACAAAACTCATAATATTTTTTTCCTCTTTCTTTCTATAAATTTATTTAATTAAAAATTTCATTCCATATGTTTTCCAAGTCTTTATCTTGCATAATATCAAACTTGTCATCTAAATCAATTGACTTTAAATAACCGTCAACCTCACTACGAACAATCTTTATCCATTCTGTACGTTCTTCTGGAAGAATATCATTGCCATTTCCTATCGTAGATTTAACAATAAAAGATACGACACCAAGATGTACTTCCTTTAATTCACTAACTAACAGAAAAGATAAATTCAATAATCCATCTTTTTGAAATGCATCTTTATTTAATGAAAACACTCCATTTTCATCAATTTCCAACAACTGAGTTTTTTCAAAATAATTTGTTCTATAAAAACCTATAACACTAAAATTATCATAGGCTTCATCCTTGATGAATTGCATTTGAATGTTTCCACTATATTGATATGGAATATCACTAGTACTGCTAGATATAGTCAATCCTTTTTGAATAATTTCAGCAACAATCAAAATCATCACCTCTATTCTTTATATATAACCATTTTGTCAATAAGTTCTTGCAAATTAGGAATGATATCAAATTGACTTTTAACACTTTTAATACTTATTCCATCAATTTCTACAAGATATAAAGGCATCTCACTAACTGTACCTCCATTGAATGTATCACTATTTGTATACTGTGGAATAGTTTCACCTTCTCCACTGATAACTTTTATTTCATGCTTTTCATTGACACCATCTGTTTCAAAATGAGACACGATTAGATCATATCTTTTTTGACCAACAACACCATTTTCTAATTTTATTTCTTCATAAGAACCTGGTGCAATCCTATAAAATCTTCCTTGATTAATAAACAAGCCATCATAGATCTTTAAAAGATTGTTGTTTATGATTTCACACTTCAACTGTTGGCCACATTTAAAAACACCATTGTACCCAAACAAACAATGGTGTATGTAAGCATCAACACTTGCTGTAACATTTGACTCATTCAATGTTATATTTTCTAGCACATCTAATCACCTACCTTATATTCAAATTTGCAATGTGAAATAATACCAGATATAGTTACCTTTAAAACTTTTTTTGTAATTTGTTCTTTAAATTCTATTCCTGTTATTTCTTCTTTGGAACCAACATAATCAAACAAAGAAGCTTCATCCGTTGTAAAGTTAATGTTAAGAGTATCCGTACCATTCGCTTTTTCCGTCGCTGCAATAGAACTTTCTATTAATTTTGATTCATCTTCTTCATTTGAATTATCATAAAGATATGTTTTCCTTTTCAATCCTGCATATTTTGCATTTTCACTTGTATTCCATGTTCCATCATCTTGCAAAAATAAATTGACTCTTATTCTTTTGGTCAATTCACCCTTTCCAAGTGCAACGATATGGTTATACTTGCTTATTGCTTTTTCAGAAATCATGGAAATGCCATAAGAATTGTCATATCTTAATAATTCTGATAAATCAACAATAGGAACAGCTTGTAAATGCACCTTTTTATCATAAAATGTAATTTCTAGTTTTGAAGGGATATCCGCCTTAAGTAACATTTTTTCAAGTGCATCTAATAAATTCAAATCCCTTATTTGATAATTAACACCAATATCACTTAATCCTACATTGTCTACAACAAATAGATCATTAAATTTTCCTTGAATAAGATTATCAATGACCTGATTAGCTTCTCCATTTGCAACATAATAGGCTTGTCCATCAGGGGGCTGAACATATTCTTTTTCAAGAAGTCCTCTAAATGTCTTGCCTTTAAATGTAATTGAGTTTTTAGAAGTATCTACTTTTTTACCATCTAGAATTCCACCAAATTCACATTCTTGACAATAAAAAAGAGAACCTTTATCAAATTCTCTGTTCCATGATCCTATTGAGATAGACATTTGATAATCATTTGATGCGACGTCATACTTCCCAATCTCAAAATCAATTGATGAATTTTTTAATACACCTAGTTCTTCATATTTGTCATTTGTATATATGAATTTCATTAAAGCCACCTCGGTTCTGTTCTCTTATCAAGAATAATCAATTCGGCTTTAAAAGTTCCATCCCATCCTACAACATTTGAACCACTAGGTATTTTTGTAAAAAAGTCGCTTCTAGACATATCTCTATAATTAAAGAGATTTCTTTTTTCACCATAAACTGAAACACCAAAAATAGTATTATCAGTAGAATTTATTTCTAAATACTCACCAGCCATCAATGATGTGTTAACTTGATATAAAATATTGCCTACTTTTATATATGGATTCGCACATGGTCCATAAAACCTCATGATAAAATCAGCATCAGCTAATGAATCATTGATAGCTTGAACAGCACCCTTTTGATTGGAATATAAAAACGGATATCGATACGTATATTTCTTTATACCTGTCTGATTGCTTTTATCATCATACATAACCAAATTGTATTTCTTCTCTTTGATCCATTCCTGTTTGATACAGAAAATGCCAAGTTCTACATTGGTCCTTGTATTAATATTAGCAATGCTAGTGTTTGATGAAACAATATAGCATTTAATATAATAATCTCCAAAGTACAAAGTTCCTGGTGTTTCATTAATACAATCAAGTTCAAATATGTCGCACATTTTATCCAATGCTTCTTTTCTTTCTTTTAGACTTCCTCTCAATGTTAAAGTAATTGTATAAGTATAATTACCTATACTTAAACTAACACTGTCATTTTCAATTGTAGTATTCCATTTTCTTTGATGAAGATAGCCACTTGTTGGAAGAATATTTGCATCTACAAAGTCAACACTATAATTTTGAGAATTTATATATCTTACTCTCATGAAAATACAACCCCCAAACTTTTCAACATACGAATGAAATCTCTATCACTAAAATCATTACCTGTATCACCTTTATCAGCAATTACCTTCAATAATTTAATAATGATTTCTAATAGATAATTTACATCATTATTTGAATTTGATTTATTTTGTTCAGTATCAAAGCCTTCACTTGCTAAATCCAATGTTTGTTTTGAAATACCGTTCATTGCATCATATACATCTTTAGCGTTTGCTTCAATCCCAACTGCAATACCTTGAGGAAGATATTTACCAACTTCATCAGCCATGACTTTTGAAGGTGAATGAATTCCAAAGAAAGATTTCAATCCATTTAAAACAGCATCTCCAAACCCTTTGATTTTCCCTAAAATCCAATCTTTTACAGAATTGATACCATTCCATAAACCTTTAACAAGGTTAACACCAACATTTGTACTTTCAGAAAAGGAATGTTTAATACCATCAACAATTGCTTTTCCACATTCTTTTATCCAAGAGACCATTCCCTTAATACCATCACCAACATTTTTAATAATATTTTTTCCTAAATTGAGCCATTGAAAAGCCATAAATGCTGAAACAATAGCTTGGATTATTTGAGGAATATTAGCCACAATTGTTGGAATTGCACCAATCAATCCCTGTACTAATTGCCAAATCAATTCTGCACCCTTTTGTAAAATTGTAGGGAAATTATCATTAATGATGTTTGCAAATGTCGTTATGATATTAGGAACATATTCTACAAGTATTGGTATTGCCGAAATGATTCCATCTAACAATCGGCTTAATAAATCAAACCCCATAGAAATCATCTCCGGTGCTTTTTGTGCAAGATTTGTTCCTATATCCTGTACAAATTGTAATATTTGAGGAAGTACAACAGGAACATTTTGTACAAAGCCTGTTACCAAACTATTCAAAAGATCATAACCTTTTTGAAATAGAATAGGTGTTGCTGATATCAATGCAGTAGCAAATCCCTGAACAATGTTTAATGCCATTGGGGCAGCATTATCAAAAAGAAACGTAGAAGCAGTAGTAATCAAATTGGATAAGGTACCTGTAACATCCCCTCCAATAGCTACATTTCCTAAAAAATCTTGTGCTGCAGCTTTCATTGAACCAAATGAACCACTAAACGTAGTAGCTGCTTCTTTGGCGGTTGTTCCTGTAATGTCTAAGTTATCTTGTATAACTCCTATAGCTGTATAAACATCCGCTAGATTACTAATATCATACTTTTGACCACTCAACTTTTGAGCATCTTTAAGAAGTCGTTGCATTTCTTCTTTTGTTCCACCGTATCCAAGCTTCAAGTTATCAAGCATGGTATAGTTTTGCTTTGCAAAACCTTGATATGCATTTTGAATATCTTGTATATTGGTACCAAATTTATTGGAATTATCAGACATATCCTGCATAGCTCGGTTGGCTATGTCGGCCGCCTTACTTGTATCGCCTTTTAAACTTGAAATCAAAGACGCTGAAAATGAAGTAACATTTTCCATATAAGCATTTGCACTGACACCTGATGTTTTATAGGCTTCTTTTGCATAAGCTTTCATTTTATCAGCGTTTTCCTTATACAACGTTTCAATCCCACCTAAAGATTGTTCTAAAGCACCACCTTCGGTAAAAGCCTGAGATACAACTTTTCCAATTCCAGCAGCAACAATAATATTCTTTATTTTTGAAGCAATTGAATTCCCCGCTTTTTCTCCTGCTTCTTCAAGATCTTTCCCCATGACCTGTTCAATCATGCCCTTCATTCCTTCAGCAGAGGGAACAATTTGAACATATGCTTTTGCTAAATTGGTTGCCATATTATCCTCCTTCCCTTATAATCTCTAATCTTGCTTTTTCATATTCTTCAACAGTTTGAAAACCATCATTGACAGTATTTTCTTCTCCATTGTTTAAAATAAGTGATACTATCGATTTAGGAGGATTGATGCCTTTTGCACCATCTTCTGTTTTCATCCAAATCAATCTTGTCAATTCATCTGAAATCATTGATAAAAGCAATTCCCCAAAAGGAACCTTTTGATTGCTCAACTTCATTTTTATTCTTGAATTTTCCCTCAAACCAACTGAAAAAGTCGCAACCATATATGCTGGAAGCGACTTATAATCATATATTTGATAAGTTTCTGCTAAATCACAAATTAAAGCATCCTCATCAGTTTTTATCATGTTGGCGAGGATCACTAGTTTTTTACTTTTTTATTTGAATTAAAAATGTCCATGATGTTTTCTTGCATTTTGCTTGTAAGAACTCTACCTGTTTTTTTATCTCTGCAGAATTTTTTTAATCTTTCATATTGGGCATTTCCTAAAAGCTTTTTAGCAAAAGGAACAACACTTAAATATTCATCATTGTTCATTTCACTTAAAATTTCAATAAGTTCCCAATCATCACCTACTGCATCATCTACAGAATAATGAAATCCTTGTTTTGTAATACCAGTTATCTTCATCTAGATTACTCTCCTTCTTTTTTCTTGATCATATAATCATAATGGGATGTTTCTGTTTCATCAGGAACTCCTGAAAAAGTTATTTCATAACCAATAGCATCACTATCAGAATATTTAATTTCACCAATTTCAGTAATCCCAGCACATGGAATAACAAGTCTTTTTAAAATTTTCCCTTTTAGAATCATATCAATGACCCATGAAAACTGTTCAGGTTCCTCATTTTTAGCCTTGATTGTTAATCCAGTATCTAAATCTCCAGTAACATTACTGGATCCATAAACTGTTTTCAATACATTTACGTTCAATGATTCAATCAACTTTAATTTAAATGTATCCTCTTTTCCAGAAAATAAATTTAAAACAACAGCTCCACCCCATGCTTTTTGAGTATCTGTTTCAGGTGAGTTATTGTTTGAAACTCCATCATCTGAACAATATCCTAATGAATTGAATTTAGCATCCAATTCACTTTTTGCATCTTCTGGTAGTTTTGTACCTAAGGGTGCAACAAATACTGAACCACCTATTTTAGGTTTAGCTGCACTTACATTTTTTGCGTCCATCTATATCTACTCCTTTCTAAAAATATCCAATATCAAACACAGCCTGATATCGATATTTCTTTATTGTTGTATCTGTATAATCATAATCACTATTGAGATGTAATGATGTGATCTCATCCAACTCAATTAAGTCATACATGGCATCTTTTACTTTTTCATTGAGTAAAGATGCTTTATATTTTGAAGACGAATACGATTGAATAAAAAAAGTGGCCGTGTTTGTAAAATCAAATCTACTACTGCCACTTTTACCAATGAGTACATATTCAACTTCATTAATATTTTCAAATGTCACATGAACATTCAATTTGTTTTTAAGATAATTAAAAACAATTTCTTCAATCATTTTTATCACCTCAAACTTTTTATTAATGTATTGTTTTTGTAGTTATCTTTTATTGTTTCTATTGTATCTGCTCTAACAGATGCATTTACACGATTAGTTCCAACATGAGAAGATATCTCATATCCTTCACCACCAGCAGCTGCTTTGGTTGCTTCTGCATGTTCTAGGCAAATATCCATCATTTCTTGAGATCTAAGTAATTCCCTTACACCTTTTTTATCAAGTACTATTTTAGCCATATCTTTCTACCATTACTTTCTTATTCCAGTCTAAAGGAATATTTTCATCTATTCCTTCAATTGCAAAACCTAATACATGCCACTTTCTTCCTAAAAAAACAACATTGTTATCTTCCCAAGAATTTTGGTCACCTTTAGGAATGGCAAGTGTATAAACTGCTTTTTTACCGGTTAAATTTTGTGAAGTAATAATATCATTGGTTGATGATGGTGAAACAAGAACATTTTCAACTATGATTTCTCGTTCTCGATAAATAGCTTGTCCAAAAGGATCTTCATCAACCTTTATTTTTTGTAATAAAACAACAGGAATACCTTTAATCATTGCCATAAATATTAATTACACCTATTCTTTGTCTACGCAAACCTAGTCTGGCAAGCTCACTTTTTTTAATGAACAAACCTCCTCCAGGTACCAAAAAAGTACCTGATACAGAGTATCCAAGAGCTGATTGTGACATCTGTTCCATAGGTTCGCTGTTGGTTGAAGTCATCAAATTACGAGCAATAATATCAACACATACACTTTTAACTACATTTTCATATACATCTCCATTTTCTATCATTTGATCAAGATTTTTCCCAGTTTTTTTTGCTTCTTGTCTCAAACAATCTGAAACAACAGTTAATAAAAATGTTGCCTTTTTTGTTTCATCTACTGTTAAATCTCTAAACAGCAAAGTAACATCATCTATTGTTACAAATGGTATCATTACTCATCAGCTCCACCATCTTTAGGTGGTACATCTTTATCAGCATTCTTTTTAGGTTCTTTTTTCTTTTTTTCTTCAATTTCCCAATCACCACCACTGATAATCAAATCAGTAGTGATGGTTGCACCTGTTTTTTTATTCCTATATGTTGCCATTATGCTTTTACCACCCTTGTAAATGAATTAGCATCTAGGATTCCCCATCCCATAAAGACTTCAGCACGAATATACACTTGATTATATCCTTGTAAGTCTCTCCCTGAATTGTCAGGATCACCAAATTCAATAATTTTTAATGGAATATCTTTTGAATATCCCCATTTGAACATATTAGCGAAGTCACCTACAATTGCTTGGTCTTTTGTTTCTGAACCAAATGATACTGTATTATTTGTATCTAATGCTTGAGAACCTAATGTTGATGGTTTACCACCAAAACGGAATTCAGGATACAATGGATCTCCTGTCGTAGATTTCATTTTTGATAGATCACTACGTACTGCAGAGTTGATTACAATACCTGTTACTTCACAATCGGCATCCTCAACTGTTGCAATTGCTGTATCTAAGCAATCATCAGGTTTATCATTTGCATAAGTAACGGTTTGTGTAACTTTACTATCAAAGTTATTTTCTCCTACTACTGCAGATTTTTCGCCAGTTCTAGGATTTAAGCCATGGAATGCAGCAATATCTAAACCTCTAGCAACTTTTTTAGCAAATCCTTCATTAAATTCTTTTAAAATATCTAATTGTTCTTCTTCACTGGCAAACATAAATTCATTAGAAACACGAGCACCATATTCAAATTTGATTGGAACAATAATTACTGGATCCATTGAAGCTCCGCCTTCACTTTTCTTACCATTTTCAGCAACGATATCTACTTCATTATCCATAGAAAAAGTAAATTCTTTTGAACCATTAAATGGGATTGGTGTTTGCGCTGATAAAACAGCTAAACTTGATTTTCCCTTTACTTTGTTGATTAGATCCTTTGTTAATACAGGATCAAATAAATTTCCTTTGCTTAATACTGCCATTATCTTAATCTCCTTGTCTTAAATTTTTTAATAATTTTTTTAAAGCAACATTTTTTGCTTGTTCTTCATTAGCAACTGTTTGTTCACCCGTTGCTAAAGGTGGTTCTTTTTGAAAAAAGCCAGCAAACGATTCAGCATCTTTACGAATTTCTTCCTCATTTGAACCTTTCAAACGTGAAGCAATAGATGAAGGCAATCCCATTTCATTTGCAATTCTCGTTTTTACTGAGTCGGACTCATATTTTGCAATTTTCCCTTCATATTCTTTTTTCATGGTTGCTAGGTCATCTGGTGAAGTATAACCTTCATATTTTTTACTAATTTCTTTTTCATAATCGGCTTTTAATTCTGCTAATTTGTCAGGACTTACAAACCCTTCATATTTTTTGTTTTCTCTAGCCAATCTTTCTTTGATAGCTGTATCAAATTCTTCTTGTGTTTTAATTTCTTTAAATTCACTCATTTGTATTTCTCCTATTTACCGTTAGTAACGTAATTTGCATAAAAAAACGAACTTTCGTTCGCTTAACAACTTATTTTTTGTTTTTTCTTAACACCTTTGTATGTTGCACATGCCCAATGGGCTAAGATTACACTATCAAGCAATGCTATTTCATGTTCTTCCATCATTGCTTTAAATCCAAAACCGCCATTTGTACCAATTGCCCTTCTTTTACAGTTGGTTACAATTTGTTTTAAAGATGGCTGGTCATTATGACATATGTTTTTTGAAGATGTAACTGCCTGTTCAAACATATTGTTTGCTACAACCACATCCGATACCTTAGGAAGTACAGGTTTCAGCTTTATTCCATAGTCCTTGATTTCATCACTCAATATCTGTTGAGAGCCACTTCCATCAATAACAACTTTTTCTATGTCCGCTTCTTTTAGAAATGAAATGATCCATGTATTGCCATTTCTAACACTTTGACAATCAATCGATTCAACAAAAATCTTTTCATCTACCTTTGTAGCAATCGACATGGCAACATGTTTTCCATCCACTCCATACTTGATGCCCACAAAAAGCTTGTTTTGAAAATTTGGAACTGTTGCAACTTTAAGATTTTCCCATTCCTTTTCCGAAAACTCACTACCCTGTGAATACGATAGCCAATGCCCTAACCTTTGAATATTGAAATCAACATCATCTGATGTAATTTCATTTTCAATTACACGTTCTGTCAATCCTTGTCCTAAGGACGGGTTAGTTTCATACCAGATATCTCTATCATACGGATCATGCATATGCTCAATAGACCATTCGGCCCAGCCTGTATTCTTGCTTTTCCCTTCTAGAACCTTATCTCTCATTTTTTGAAATACTGTACCATGAGAAATTGCAGTTGGTGGTGTTCCTAACATAATGGTTTGAGGATTGGAACTTGCTGAAATAACATACTTTAGCGCACTTTCTTGATCAATCGTGTATTCCTGTGCTTCATCAATAACCAGCACGTCATATCCTTCACCCAAACCACCGGTATTAGAACGAGTTCTAAAATTAACAAGATGATCTAATTTATAGGCTTTTCCTTTTTCATTCAATAAACGTATATTTTCTGAACCTTTTGCCTTAACTGATGTATATTCTATTTCAGCCTGGTCGAGCAATGCACATATTGTTTCAAATACTGAATGTGCTGTAGAAATCATATGAGCCGTATAGAGTATCTTTTCACCATGAGTTATGCCCCACATGATCCTCATAATAACATCTTCAGTTTTCCCATTTCTTCGAGGTAAGCTATAACAAAAACGGGAATGAACCCACATCCCCTCTTTATCAATTGCTAAAATGTCATAAATCAATAGTTCCTGCCACTCTCTAGCAGTTCTGCCGGTTTTGTTGTAAATTTCTACCGCTTCCTTCCCTTTTGTTTCAATATAAGGAAGCACTAACGAAGTTGTAGGAGTTTGTCTTCCAATTCTTTTTTCAGACATTCCTTTTACCTCCTACTTCATATTCGCTTTTTTTGGTGGTGGTCGATACTCTTCACTGACTGAATAACAATAGTTACAGTTAGGTATATAGCACTCAAAAGTGATTTTTTTCATTTTTTGATGCTTTTTCTTATCGTAATATGGTTGAATATCACTTACAAAGCATACATGTCTATGCGGTCTTAATCCTTGTGCCATAAGATACCTCCTCTCCTTAAAGTTCCTTTTTAAGCTTCTTTAAAAGGCTCGTAATTCTAAAATTAGCTACACCATAAAATACTAAACTTAATAAACCAATTGATACTTGAATCAATAACGGACTTAATACAATCCACCACGACCAAGTTATAAAGCCTAATATTTTTGCTATAACAAAAATAATTAATAACGCATTTAACATTGTCATTCTCCTTTCTTTAAAATTGAGCAAAAGAAAAACCGACAGTAGTCGGTTAACTATTCATATATAAATAATATTTGTCTTTGATATTTTTTGGTGCATCTTCTTTTAATTTGATTTCACCTGTTTTTTTATCAACATAGCACCAAGGAGCAACTTCTTCTTCAAATATTTTAATAAGTTCTTTTTGCCTTTTTGTGGGATTAACCATCATAACCAAGCACCTCCATAACTAATCTGTCTAAAAATTCATCAGAAACACTGTTTTGCTTATTCAAGACAATACAATCTGCTATTAATTCATTCAATGATTTTGTATTTTTAAATGATTCTTGCGCATTTTGACTTACGTTTTTTCTTATATACATTATATCATTTGTTTCCTGATTAAGCACATAATTTCTTAGTTTTTCTTCTAAATCATTTTTGGCTTGTAATTCACTTATATTGTTTGCTTGTTGATATTTTCTTACAACTTCCCAATGTTTTTTATGACCACCTAGTTCATGATTTAATACATCATCTAAATTTTTAGATGGAAAATATGAGGTATCAACAATTTGTGAAAACTTATTACTTATCAGTTCTTCACATATAAATAAATCATTATTTATATGATCATAACAGGCAATACCCTGTAATGCATTTTTTTGAACCACCACGATATTGTTTATTTTTCCATATCGATATTCTTGATTTATTTTAGTATTTAAGTATTCACACATTCTTTTTGAATTTTGCGAATATGTTTGACAATAGATATTAGAATATTTGTCATTTTTATACGTAACAAAAGAAATCTCTTTTTTTCCTAATTTCATATTGAAGGGTTTCTTTGCACCCATAAAATTTGAATTTTTCCTAATATTTTCTCTATAATCAATTCTTTTACTCCAAACATCCTGTACTTTCTTACTGCCATCTCCAGGATCATAAACTACAGTACAGTCGCAATTCGCATGTCTTCTAAAAACATTATTACCTGTATTGCTAACTTTACTGTAATCATAAACACCAGCCATTGACTGACACCATTTACATGTTTTTCCAACTGTTGTTCTAATGATTTTAGGCTTTAACCCCGCATTGTAATGAAAATCAGCATTTTTTCGAACTGAATCATCTACGACCGACTTTGCATTGGTTTCTAATGAATCAAGAAAACTTTTTTCACGTTGGGAGTACTTATCAGCATTTGAAATATAATCAATGATACTTGCTGTTTTTTCTTTGTTATATTCAGGAACAATTGCTTTTAATCCTAAATCAGCTTTTTTATTCAAAATATTTTGTGTAGTCTCACATTGTTTG